CCGGGACAAAAAAAATCACGGGTAGCTTATACTGATAACTATAACAAGAAAAAATACAAACTAATAGAAACAAGGAGGTTAGCCCGTTATGATGTTTCATGGTTAGTAGGGACTGAGTTTATATTTGATTGGGGATGGGCTAAAAATCAGGCTTATATTAATGGAGTCCCTTCACTTGGTTTTGCGGGGTTCAAGCTTATGGAAAAAAGTCCCGTAGAATCACTTGTGCCTATTGCTCATTTATTTTCAATACATTGGATAAAGTTCGTCAATACACTTGCTAAAGCACAACCGGACTTCCCGGCCATAGACATATCTAAATTAGCTGAATATGGGGATGGTGATAATAAATATGATCCGTTGATGGGGTTAAAGGTATTGAGGCAGGAACTTGCATTATTATACGTAGGGGAAAATGCTACCGGTCAGGGAGGGGATAATATACCGGTTAAATTTATACAGAGTACTGCGTATAAAAGTCTTACGGAGCAGCTTAGTATTATGGAGGGATTATTAAGGCAGGCTGAGATATTAACAGGGATAAGCCCTATGTATTACGGAGCGGCACCGGATAAAGGACAGCCGGTAAGAACATCATTAGCAAGTCTTAATTCAACAAATACATCAATGGGATATCTGATGCATGCCGTAATGAGGATAAAGATAAAGTTAGCGGAGCAGACAGTTCCAATGATTGCTAACCTAATAGATATAGATGAGGTTTCAAGGGAGAACTATTCAACGGTCATAGGAGAAGATGATGTCCAGTCGATCATTGACAATATGGGACAGATGGATAAGCTAGGGCTTAAATTTTATCCAAGACCTACAGATGAGATGAAAGACCGGGTAGTCCAAAATATGCAGTTCTATGTGGCGCAAGGGTTCCTTGACCCCGTTACTGCAATGAATATGGAATATCATTTATACAGGGGCGGTAATTTTATGGAGATACTTCATAAGGTAGACTTTAAAGTACGTCAGGAAAAGAAAAGGCTTCATGCTGAGAAGATGGAAATGATAAGAGAGCAGGGAAGAGCCAATGAGAAGGCTGCACAGGTAGAAATACAGGGTAATCTTAAAGAAAAACAGATGGATGCTCAGATACAGCAACAGAACGCATTTTCAAAAGGATTATCGCAAACGGCAATAGATGAAAATAAAATGCTTAATGACGTAAAAAAGATGCTTGTAGAGAAAATGATAGAAAGGGGAGAGGACACTACTAATGTAATAACTGATTTACAGGAGATTGCCAATGCCAGAAAGCAGCAATTAACTGTATGAAAAAGTGATATTTTGAATTATATATATTTGCAGAGACCAACAAAACAAAATTAATTATGGCAGACGATATAAAAGATTTACTGTTTTTGAAACAGGAAGCACAACCGGCAGCAACGGAAACTGTGAAAGCAGAAATTCCTCCGGTAGAAGTAAGTGCTACTGAAGTAAACACAAGGGAAGCAACATCTGAAACTCCTAAAGTGGAGGTAACACAAACTGAACTGCCGGAATATTTAAAAAAGGTCAGTGAGTATTCAGGAAGGGAATTTAAAAGTGATGATGAATTAAAAACGTTCTTTGAACAATACGATATAATCTCAAAGGAACATTCCGATTTAAAGGGTGCTACCGAGAAGAATAAAGTTATCGAGGAATTTATCAGGGAGAAAGGGAAGTTGTATGATCCCGTAGCTATGTTTGGAGGAAAGGACAACTACAGAAAACTACAGATAGCTACAGAGCTTGCTAAAAGTGGTGACAGGACGATGGCGATGGAGTTAGTCTCGTCAGACCTTGATAAAGTTCACGATCTTGACCTGATGGGTAAGTTTGCCCAATATAAGACTCCCGGACTTGATGGAGGATTAAAAGGAGGAATAGAAGCGTACCTTGAAAGTATAGGGGTAAATACGGATGATATCGAGGATTGGAACACCGCTAAAGAACTGTTTGAAAAACTACCTTCAAAGAAAAGAAGTGTAGTACAGTTAAAAGCGGCAGAATTACGGGATAGTTTAAAGAAATCTATTCAGTCTGTAAATGTCCCTGATGCAGAGAACCCTATAACAGAGATTATATCGAAATATGACGAACAGACAAAGAATATAGAAGCCTTACAAGGTCAGTGGAATCAAAAAGAGGTGATGACTCAGATAACTGACAGCCTTAAAAAGTTACCATTACCAAAGTACGGATTCGACTTTGAAATAAAAGAGGATGTCTCGCAGATCGTAAACGATTATCTTGCTTCCGCAGCACGGAGAGGCGTACAACCTGATGAGGCCGGAAGGCTGAAGGTGCTGAAAGCTATCCAGGAAGAGATATTTAGCAGGAACAGGTACCAGATCATTGATGCTATAGTATCTCATAAGGAAGCGGAGATAAGAGCTGAACTTCAAAAGAAGTACGAGAACAAGACTCCGATAAGCACACCACAGGCTCCTAAATTGGACGATGCAGCGAAAGCGGCTAACGCACAATGGAGGAAGGTTGTAGGGGTGTAAATGTGAAACTTTAAAAAATAATAAAATGCCGACTACAGCAACAATCGGTGGAGCGGCCGTAACGACCCCCACCAGTAATATGACGGTAGGAAATACCGGAGCGACTTGGCTTTCCTGGATGGCCAATGTAGCAGGAGTTACTGATCCTAATACTTATCCGCAGATCTACAAGAAATACGGAAAGACAGCATACCCATTATTCAGGGATATCATCCGTGCAAAAGGGCAGGAAATGGGAGGCCCGGCACAGGACTTAAATGTTCTGGAAGAAACAGCATATTGGAGACCTATTGTTACACGTGAAATAATTTCAGCCGGGGAAGCCGGGGCAGCTATCACTGTTTATCTGCATTCGAGTAATTACGAGAGTACCAAATCACCGGTACAGGAGCGTGATGTTATTCTTATCCCGGCCAAATATCTGAAGGCAGGACAGAATAAATCAGCAGAATATGTTGTGATGAAATTGGGAACAGATGCACTTACAAACGACACTCTTACTTGCTATCCGAAAAATACAGCTACGGATATTGACACAGATATTCCGGCAGGAGTTGAACTGGCAGTAGGGCCTAACACATGGGCGGTAGGTGAAGGACAGCCGAAAGGTAAGAACAACTTCCCTGTAGACTACACCTATACTCGTGGTATTATCAAAGCTACCGTAGGTATTGAGCAGGATTCTGTTGCTACCAAATTTGAGCCTGTAGAATTTAATGGAAACCGTTGGCTTATCAACGACCTTACTATTAAAATGGAAAGGGACATTGAATTCATGGAAGACTGGATGTTTTTCAGGGGAGAAAAAAAACAGCAACCAATCCGTTCTTTTAGGTACTTCAGGGATCACAGGAGATAATGGGATACTTCGTTCATGTGACGGTCTGACGACCCTTATGGATGATTATTCACTTAACGATACCTATGACACTACATTCGATGAATCACATCTGGATAATGTAACCGAAGGGCTTATCGCAATGGGCAACCCGTCAAGGGACGTAGCAGTGTACTGCGGCCATATGTTCCGCAAGGATATGAACGATGTGTTCAGGGATTACATGGAGAAATATTCTTCTTCCGATCTGTATGACCGGGTTAAGAATATGCTAGGGGTAACCCCGGATGTATTGAACTGGAATGGTGTAAACTTCTATTTCCAGATACTTCACACGCTTAGCAATCCTTCAGTAACCGGTATTACCGCAAGTGGAGATTATCTGTATGAAGAACCTTATATGGCTATTTTCATCCCTGATAACCCTATCACGGTATCTAAGTTCGGGGAACAGGTAAATGCTTCTATACCGAATATCGGAGTTCAGTATACCAATTACAATGGCGAGAACAATGGTAAGGTGTTCAACATACTGAAAGGTATGACAAACCTTGAAGGAGGTAACCTGGGTACTGACAAAGCAGGTGTATTCTACTACATGATGTCAGAATCTAAGTTCTTCGGTGGAGCCTGGGAGCAGAAATTCCTTTACAGGAAACAGAAATAAAAAACGGAGGGGGTAATACCCCTCCTTTCATAATACCAACACAAAACAAAACAAAATGATAGTCGTAGATAAGAAAGAATTGAATTTAGACACGCCGGTAACGCATAATGAACTATTGGTGTCTAAATGGATCTCAGATCAAAAAGAAAAAAGAGGTAATGATGCAGTCATAAAACTCATCGACATAACGCCTCTGAAGAAAAATCAACTTGTATTTAAGCAGCCGAAAGGATTTGACGTATCAGGGCATAAGGTAAACAGTAAGACCGGTGTGAAAGAATACTGGATATACTGTGACCAGAATCCTAAAGTGTTGAAAAACGGAGAAAAGTATTATCCAAAGAAACATTTAAGGTTTTTCCGGGAAGCAAGTTTCTCTTTAAACGGAGATGCCGCATTGCTATATTTCTTACTTGAAGTAGTAGATGTAAAACAGTTCGGTTTTATCGTAGAGGACAAAGAGGCAATGGCAAAGAAAAAGCTTGACATGAGAAGAAATGCCTCTATTGTTGAGAACATAATCCTTGAAAAGTTAACGAAAGAAGATGTCGTTAAGTTTGCCGGACGTTGGGGGATAAAAGTAGATGGCAAAGGAGATAACGAACTTCGTGATGAACTATGGGAAGCCATAAAAGTGATGAATGAAAAGGCAAGGAAATCCGGTGACGATGATAACAAGATTTTCAGGCAGTTTATTGCCGAGGCTAACAGTGACGGGACAATTGTAAAGGTAGGAATGTACTTCTATAAAGCTTTAAAAGATAAGCTTATCTCGTTCAATCCGAACAACAGGACATATTTCTGGACGGACAGCCATGAAGTATTAGGAGGATATATCCCGCCGAATATGATCCATTCAAAGGAAGAATATATTATCAACTTATTGACCAATGATGAAAAAGAAAGAAACCAATTTATGATGGTTTTAGGGGGAGAAGTCGATAAGGTAGCTGCTGACGCCGGGGATTATAAAATGATCAAATCGCCTATGGCAAAAAAGGCATGGGCTAAAAAACATCTCGGATTAGAAATTCCTTTGGTAAGACTTGAAGAAGGGGATAAGCTAATCGAGGAATTTTTGAATAAGAGCAAAGAACAAGTTCCGACAGAATAGTGTTTTGTTTTCGTTGGTTGTCAGTCCTCTTGTCTTTAAGATAAGGGGACTTTTTTGTAATAAAAATCCACGGTTCAGTTGACCGGGGATAAACTAACCGTTCCTTCAAAGTTATGAAATCTTACCAAGGTTAAATTCCATTACTTCTTCTGGTTTGCAACAGGCACCGTAGAGTCCTGTAATAAATCGCAACAAAATATTCAAGGATGCATTCAAATCTGCGTTGTCCTCGTGGCTACATTTAAGACACCTGAATATCTCTAAGTTTCGATTCATCCTATCAGAATAACCACATTTCGGACAGGTTGTACTTGTATAAAACGGAGCTACAGTGCGAAACTTAACACGGTTAAGTTCACATGCCATTTCAAGCCGTTTCAACCAATACTTCCAATTCCAAATTCCAATAGAGCGTCTAATATTTTTAGTCAATAGACGTTTGACCTTTGTATTCTTTCCAAGATCCTTCAATTTTTCAACTACAATCATATCAGGATCAAGTTTAATTATCTCTTGGACTACTTCATCTATTCTTTGTTTTAAAGCTCTACGAGCCTGTTTCTGACCGTTTGAGCCATGCTTACATCTCTTTACTCTTTCAATACATGATTTAATGTCAGTACCAAGCTGTGTTCTATTTGAAAGAGATGCTAAAGCATTAATACCAGTATCAATACCCAAAACCTTGTTACCTTCTTTTTTAGGTAAAGTTTCAATTTCAAAACTAAACTGAACATATCTATCTGTAATGATATATGAATTCAATCGTTTACCTTGCAGACTCAACTTATTAAAATGTTTGTGATATCTAATTGGTAAATCCATTATATGTTTACCACCAACAGAAGCAACGTGCAACCAAGCATCAAATTCAACAGACTCCTTTGAATCTATCAAATCAGCGATAGTACAAGAAACATACATTCTTTTGCCTTTGTGAACAGGCATTACCATCTTATTTGGTTTATCTTTCCACCTTTCACGAGTAGCTTTGATCATATCAATCGCTTCACGGGCACAAACTTTCCGCAATCTTGCCGATAGCCACGTATCCTTTGGAAGATCAACTATATCTTTAAGCAATTCAGATTTGGATGGTAAGTTGCCATTCTCCCAGAAGTGCTTAATAAAGACATTACAAACCTTACCATATTCAGTAAGTATAGTTTGTAATTCTTCGATTTTAGATTTAGTAGCAAACTTTAAGCTACATTTAGTTGATCTTATCAGTTTCATACATATACAACGTCTTTAAGACCACCTATATGTTGGTGTTGATTCACATCGGGATTGTTACAATCCAGTACTTTATCCACAACACTGAGAGTTTCCTCTCTGTTTAATTGTGAATTTGTAGAGCAAAGAACTTGTGAAGCATTCTCTGGTACGTTTTTTAACTCTAATTGTAACTTCTGCATAAATTTTAATTTTTAAGCTCCCTAATCAACTCTTACGTTGTGCATCACTACACAAGCCCCTTGATCTTCAGTCAAGGGGTAATTGACTTTGTTTCTTTTTCCTATTTTCAGCACTTCTTTTGCCATAAACTTTTGATGATGTTGAAGCAACCAATGACATAATATCTTCAACCAATTCAGCTTCAAAAGACTTTGGTAATGTTTCTTCTAATATAACAACATCTACTCCATGACTACTGAAAAACCTTTGATAAACTGCAAAGTTAAACCTTGTCAATCTATCTTTATGTTCAACAATAACTTTATTAATCTTGTGTTTTTCTGCAATATCTAATAGTTTATGTAATTTAACTCTTGTATCTGACATTCCAGAACCAACTTCTTCAAAGATGAAATCAACTTGATATTTCTTTTTAACGCAATATTCAAGCAGTCTACCTTTCTGTCTATCTAAATCACCTTTTTGTTTCTGTTCATGGGAAGATACTCTACAATAAACCCTTATTTCTTGTTTGCGCCGGTAACTTTTGCGGCCATGTTCAATACAAAATCATCCCATGTCCAATCTGTTTCCTTTGCAATTTTCTGTCCTAACCTTACAACAGCCTGAAGTGCTTCTTTTGCTTCGGGATTCAATTCATCCATCTTACCCAGGTAGTCAGAAACAATAGCGTTGTAATCAGAAATACTCGAAACAACATTGTTGTCAACTTCTGTTTTGGTTTTGTCGATAATGAAAGCTCCGACAATAAGCAGATCTTGTCCAATTTCGCTATTAAGAATAGCTTTAAATTCTTCGGGAGTTAATTTAATCTTACCCATAAAAGTACTTTTTTGATTATTAATAGAAATTATAGATCGTTATAACGTGTACAAGGTACGAAAAAAATTGAATAAATAGTTTGTTTATGTAAAAAATGTATTATAGTTGTGTCGTTATAGCACACATATTAATGAGAAGATTTCGTGAAGATTTCTTGTAATATATTAAGCCTTATTGATTTTTCAGTAAGGCTTTTTAATGTTTTTATTAATAGAATCGTTAACCTTTCGTATAATTGACTTGTCAGATTTAAGATCCCGGTGTATAATTCCTACGCCTCCCAAGATTGTAAATCCGAAGTTCATCGCTTCCAGAACATCGGGATCAACATTGTTTTTTACGACTGCCAATTGACAGGCTCCTAATCCGATAATGGATATTGCAGATTTTTTACCATTAAACCATCTGCCAGCTTTTACAACACCTGACCAAACTTTCTGACCAAATGTCTTTTGGGGTTCTTGTGTCATATATTAAAATATTTAAGTTGTCCTGAAATGAATAGTTCAGCTTCGGATTGCCTTCGGTACGTTAGTCCGGGAAGTACTTTTAATACTCCATTAGTCCTAATTTTATTCCACATTAGAAATGCCTCGTAAATCCTTCCGGGAGAATCTTTAAGTTTAACCCTTTTTAATAATGAACTGGAACCAAAATTTCCGATGCCTATGTTGTACACAATTGATACAAGTGCATCAAATTGATTTTGGTTAATGGGTAAATTAAGGCTATTTACCATGATTTCCCTTTTATCACAATCTTCGTCCAACCAATCTACAGCTTTGCTTTCTGTCAGCCCTTCGCAAAGTTTATAGGCAAGTTTTTTGTCTTTCTCACCTTTCAGGAATGATCCGGTTTCAGGATTCCTCAATGCCCTGCCATATCCACCTGTCCAGATACCTTTCGGGCAGGTTTTGGGCTGTAGTCCTATCATATGAAGATCTCCGTCATGAAGTCCTTCATAATGCTTGATAAGATCAAGTCCTTGAGTACTGATTTTAAATGAGGTCATTGTTTCATTTTTATTAAATCCTTTATATCGTCTAATCTGCAAGCGAAATCTTCAAATCTCGCACTTACAAAGCAACGAAATTGTTCTATCGTGTCCTTAAAATCGTTTTTCACGTTAGCAAGGTCACGTTCACCTTCCTTGCTCATATTATCAATTTTATCGGTTAAATCTTTTTTTATCTCATCAAGTGCCGATTTATCTGCTTTCTTATCAAGAGCTTCACGGGTTTCTTTTTTTGATGCTAATATCGCACCCCCAATTGACAATAATAAAGTTACCAATATAGAACCTATTTTTATCCACATATCATGCGAAGCAGAAGCCGAAATAACAGTATCAAGATACATAAGGCCATAAATATTATAAATTCATACAAAAACTTCCATCCATATTTAATTGCCATCAGATTATAGAGAAATATACAAAAATACCCCAACTGCACCAACCCGACAATCAATATAATCCGGCCTTTTAATGTGTCTGTGCTTAAAGCTACCAATACAATACCTGTTCCGGCACAAGTAAACAGATAATGGATCGGAGATAGATCAGTAATCAAAAATAGCGGATAGGATGCAAAGATTAACAATGCACCTATCACAGCTATAGTATTTCTAAACCTCTCACTCATTATTTTGGAGGTTTTGGAGGATCAGGCGGTGGCGGTATTGTGTCATGCCCGGCGGTGATCATACTTGTCAGTCCTTGCGCTGCCGAAGCTATTGCGACAAAAGCGTCCTTTGCATCTTTGACCTCGCTCTGTGGCTTTAGTTCAGATTCATTGAGCCATAGAGGGGAGTTATAAAACTTGATTGTCCCGTCGTAGTACTCGATCAGAGGACACCAACCATAAATAGATTTCTTCAGTGCCGATATCAGGCTGATGTTGTCAATCGTATACTCATAAATAAAAAGTTTAACCAGGTATTCAAAAAGCACATCACCGGAACCGCCTAACATACTTTTGATTTCAAATTCAGGAAGCTGGTTATTCAGAATTTCAATCACACTTCCCTGAGTTGTGATATTCGAAATGTTATTCGAATTATCCGCATCGTGGAAATTGAACTCGATGTTCTTGTTTTCGTAAAGGGTTATATTTTTTATTCCTGCTTGCATAGCTTGAATTCGTTTCCTAAGTTACACCCCGGACAATCCTCATTCAACAGCCTCTGAAAATTCATGCACTTTGAACAATCAATTCCCTTCAGCTTTCTTTTAGCTTCCCGGAGTTGTTTTGGTGTGAGGTGGAGGGTCATTTTATTCAGTTACAGTTAATGTTAATTCAGCAGTTGTCCAAATACCTTGTAATGTTGTCACTTTACTAGCCGTGGCTGCTTCCATATCATCCCCACTAATATTTAACGTGCAATTTGCGGTTGGCGCATTAGTGGTATAATATGCAATCATAGCATCCAACAAGGCATCTACTTTTAGCGATGGAAAAGCATTGTTTTCAATCCTCATCAAGGTCATACCAGTTCGGAAAGTGGTTAAATTATCAGCATTCGTGAAATCACAGTTGTATGCCCGGTAATTCAAGGCGTTAGTAGCATGAGGAGTAATTTGAGGAATACCCCCGTACAAACTCGTGGAATAGATATACACTATGGTAGCTGATGCCGGTAGAATCCAATCAGAACAATCCCCGGTTAACTGTGGATTGTTATACAAATATATCTTGTCTATAGTTGCAGGAACAGTCCACGTACTTAAATCACTTGTATACCCATTATTGCCACAATATAAATTAACTAAACCGGGTAATAATGGTAAAGGTAAATGATTAATAAACCCATTACCACTCCCTGATGTAAATTGAGTGACGGCCTCAAATCCATCCTCACTGGTAGCAACAATCCATCCGTATTTACAAGTGATAGCCGGTAAATCATTTTGAGTAACAACATCCCCTTCATCATACCCCACCATCCACCGTATAGTTTCCCCTGTCTTTGTATTGGTTTGGGTATTGATATTGGTAGCGGTATTTGAATTTTCAAGAAATAACAGGAAATCACAACTATCTTTGTTTAATCCATCAGGCCCAAATGTGGTTAAGACGTAAGATGACCCAAGTATCCTTTCAATGGTGTCTTTTTGAGCTTGTGAAAAAGTATACATCTCATCATTAATATCCACATAACTGAGCATCATGGTATGCGCCCACGTTGTACCAACCTCCACCTCTCCCCCATACGCCACTACTTCCCGTCCCGTCCGGCCTCCGGTCAAAGCCTTTGGAGTAACTCT